CCAAGTTTCAGCACTTTCCATCAAAATTGAATTTCTTAGCTCTAAACCATCCAATCGACTTAATAGCCCATCGTATTGGTCTTTATAGTGCTTTAAAAAAACATCGTATGTTCGTTGCATTGCTTCAACAGCGTTTGCATTGTCTTTTTTTTCAGCAATTTTGCTTGTCTTTCTACCTGTAATAAATAAAATTATTCCAGATATAACGGCGCCTAAGTATTGTAAGTTTTCCTGCATTTAGTAAAGATAAAAAAAAAGGAGATTTTACCCTCCTTTTTTGTAAATATTATTTTTCAGTTCCTGTAACTCCCGCATCTTTTGAAGCCAATAATCCCAAAGATACTGCAATAGTTGTAATCGCTCCCGCTACTTCTGTTGTAATATAGCCCATTGATACGGCTACGCCTAAAATTGCTACTGCTATGCCTGCAACTGTTGTTTTCCAGTTTTTCATTTTATGTTTGTTTTAATTAATTATATACTCTAATTTCAATTGATCCTTGCAAAGTTCCATCCGAAGCAGTGCCGTTAGTTTTTGAGCCTACAACAATTTGATTTGCGCTAATTCTACCAATTGAGGAAGTAAATTCCGAACTAATGGAATGTATGTTATTTTTTATATTTAAAAAAGTTTTATTTACTACGAAAGCGGATGTTAAAGTTCCTATATATTCTCCTGTAACGTTGTAAGACCATACGGGCGCACCGCCCAAAGTATTTTCTAAAACAGTAGCTACTGGTGCGGTTGTTCCTGATTGACTTAATAAGGCGGTGTAAACTTTGTAGGGTCTAAAAGAGTTTACCTGTCCTAAAGTAGCTAGTTCTGTTTCTAACTCTGCGGGTGATGCTATTACTGTACCGCTAAATTTTCCATTGCCTGCTACGTCAAGTCTTTCTGTTGGGGTTGTTGTGTTTATGCCTACGTTTCCGTTTTGCAAAACAGATACGCGTATAGCACTCGCAAAAATACTGAAAGCTCCTTGCGCACCCCCAGAGTTTGCAAGTAATCCATAACCTACTGTGTTTGTTCCGTCACTATTTAATATTGCAGAATCTTTTACATTTGTGTTGCTATTTGTCTGGATATAAGTACTTTGTAATCCTGTAACTTCAAAATTTCTAGTTCCTGTTATTGAACCAACCAAGACGTTACCGTTTGCCAATTCAGTAATGCCACTATTCCCAACCGTACCACTTGCTGTGAATTTAGTTAGTTGGTTTGTTGTTCCTGAGCCTGCTATTTTTGTATTTAATCCCACATTAACCGCGTCAACAGTCGTATACTTTGCACCGGTGCCGTCAACTGTTAAACTATTTTGTTTGTTAGCTACGTCTTCTGCGGTATATCCTAAAGCTGGTGATGCAACTGAACCGTTTGCAGTTGTTCCAATTGAAGGAGCAAAAATAGCTTGTGAAATGTTGCTTAAATCAACTGTGTTTCTTGTCAACACAATTGCGCCAAGATATAAACCATTTTCAGCAATATCTAAATCAGTTACAAAAACGTCTGAATTTAACGCTGTAATTGCGGCATTAAGAGTAGTAAAAACTCTTTGCCCCAGTTGTATGCGAATTACCCCGTCTTGAAAGATATAAACTCTTTGAATAGTCGCTAACGTTGCAGTAGCAGCTACAGGTGTAATTGTCCCGTTTAAATCATAAATTGCTGGAGTTATATCTGTTATGTCTGATCCCTCTACTCCTGTTTGAGTCCTATACCTAAAAGTGATAGGTTCCTGCGCTGCCAAAGTAAACGAATGGGGTTGCGTTGTTAAATTGTCAAAATTTGCGCCCGATTTAAAAACGCGCCCTAATTCCTTTTTTATTTTTAAATTATTAGATACTGGAAAAACTCGATTACCGCTTAAAGATCGAAACCCTAGAGCTTCTAAAATATCTTGCACTTGACCACCAATTTCAATATTAACCGTCGGTTGATTGTCAATGTAAGTTACTGCCGAATTATTTAAATGAATTAAGACCCCAATCCTTATATAATTACGCCTTTGTGTCGCTGTAAGTGGTACGTTTGTTAAAAATAAATCCCCATTAATATCAACGGCCACGTATGTTTGTTTTTGAGTAGCTAGATTAGGTATTGTATTAGCTATCTTAGCCGTCCAAGTAACCTTTGTATAAGTTGTATTATCAGGATCAGAATGACCATTGACAACGTAGCCAAATCCTGCGGAAAGATCAAACTTTGCTGCATCAGTGTTTATTGTTAATAAGCCTCCTTGATTTAATCCTGTTGCACCTGTGTGCGCTATTGTATTTATTAAAACTTTATCGCTTGCTGTAGATAATCCTGCCTCAGTGGTTGTTACCGCTGGAACTACGGGACCGCTACCAGTTGAGCTAAGTAATTGAAAAGTATTTGCATTTTTATTTCCAATACTAATGTTAGTGTTAAGAGTGCTTTTTAAAATGAACCCTAATTCTTTTGTTGCCGCATCTTGAACAGTTACCCTAGTTGCGGCTGATTTCTCTGCAGCGTTCGTCAATAAAATATTTTCAATTGGCGTTGCATCCGCACTTTGAGAAATTGACAAGTACGGCAAAAGAAGTAATAATAAAAGTAATTTTTTCATAATTTAAAAGAAGTTTATTTGTATTCTATTTCCTGTATTCATTATTTTTGTAATTGTTAATTGATCTGTTGTTTGGCTCCACTCTCCACCCTGAGCAACTGTACCCTCGTACAATTCTATTCTATTTAATGAAACCCTGTCAACTGTTGTGCCTAGCGGTAAGGTGAATACGCTTGTTCCTGAATAAGTTTCAACTTGTGCAGCTTGTCTGGTAATACTAAAGAATAATTCTTTGCCCTTAACATAGTCGTCTGCCGTTTCATCGTTCTGCAGCAAATCCGCTTGTACGTTTACTTCGGCACCTGATGCAATTGCGTTCAATTTGACTTGTAAAAGAGTTGTAAAGTCGTTTGCCGACAAACCTTTCCCAGCTTCTTTATCAACTTTTTGATCGTACAGCTCTAACGTCATTGCGTTAATTAGAGTTATTGCCGCGCGTAAAGTATCGCCTAGTCCATCATTGGGACTGCTTGTGTTTATTACTACTCTACTCATGGTTTTCTCCAATTAAAATTAGACTTCGCTCTTAAAGTGCTAGGCGCTTTCCGTTCAGGTAAATTTAATAAATCTAAATAAGTTACCATTCGAATTTCCAGACCAACCGCTAACTTTAAATATCTATCAGCCATTTTTTTTAAGTCATCCGGTGTCTGCTGCGTCTTCTCTGGGGTAACTAAATAAGCACCGTTTTGCGAAACTTTTACAATACCTAGTTGCAAGTAAAAAGAACAGGTAAAGTATGCTAAAATTATCTCAATGTAATCATTATACAATAGCAAGTAATTTCCCTGTAATCCTGCAAGTGACGAATAATCTGTGACTATTTTTAAATACAACGCGTCGCCTAGTATTCTTTTTATCTCATTATTTTGAGCCATGAAGATAAAAGGCGAAATAGTGTCATTGTCAATGTTTGCGTCAAACCCGCTTAATTTTGAAATGCTAGATATGTCTGTTAATAATTTACTCATTTTCTATTGATGTTTTTGAAACAATTACTTTTTCCTGACCAAAATTTACAAAATCAATCTCACAATTAGCATTTATTTTTTTAAATATCAAATTAAAATCATCAAGCAATATCTCACGCAATGGATTAATTGTGCCTAAATATAAAGAATCTGTCGCCATTGCTATCTCGTCAGCATTGCTACTAAACCCGCTGCTTCCGGGTCTTGAAAATAAAATGTTCATCGCTTGGTGCGCTGCCATCAATTTGAACTCTGCCGTCTCGTCATAAGTGACAAACTGCTCGTTTCTGCCACGTGGCTCAATCGTATCAATTATAATTGCATCTTGCGGTCCATCATTCAAGGAAATTATTACACCGTCACCATTTTTAGTTCCGATATAATCTTCTTTAACTTTTGTTTTAATTTGCTCAACCTCATCTTCCAATACCATTCCAGCATTATTGACGTTAATAATTGTTTTGCCTTGAAAACCTCGTGTAATATGATTTACTGCATCATCAATTAATGCACTTTCAATTTGCGCGCTTTTAAAACCGCTGAACCAATCAGGAAAAGGGAAAAAAGGCTCAGACGATAAAGTTTTAATGTGAATTATTTCAATTGCATTTTCGTTTGTATGTCTGGAAAATTTAGGTACAAATGAAGGCACAAACTTTGTCTTTTCAGTATAATCAAAAGAATACCAATATCCAGTGACGTCCATGTAGTCAGAACTCTTTTTATTGATGTCAATCTGTAAACCAACTCTAACAGTAGGTGTATGCTTAATTTTAATTGGTTTGCCTGCAAGGTTTATAACTTGAGGGAATGCGCTTCCATCTCGCTTAAAATCAAGACAAATCATTCTAAGGTCAGCTTTACTAATATAATCGTGTGGATTTAAAGATCCACTTTTGTCAATTAATCCATTACCTACAATATAGTTAACAATTGTCTTAATTATAAATGCATTGGTCGGGCTGTCATCGTAAGAATCGCGATACTTTTTAAAGTTATTGTTATTCTCTCCGTTTAAAGTGTATTTTTGCGCTAAATTTGCCTTAGTAATACCCTTATCGTATGCTGAATGTTCGGTATATGATACTCTTTTATTAGCCATTTAATTGTAGAATTTTGTATTTAAAATCTTAGAGTAATTTTGCACGCTTTCTGTTTGCCCTACGATTAAAATCTTGCCTAAAGATACTATTTTTTCGCTGATATTTTCTATTAACGTATAGCTAATTTTATCTCCAACTGCTGATACTGGGAAAGTTGCAAAAGTAATCTTGTAATTTTCGTTATCTAGCAAGGTAACTGTCGCTATTATCTGGCTCGCTACATTTGTATTTTCGTTAATTAGCAAAAATCTAAGCTGTTTTGATAGATCTAAAGTGTATCTTGGTACTATTTCAAACGATAAGATTGAATTTTGTCTTAGTATGTCCATGTGTTAAATAAACTAAATTAAAAAACGCGCTGTAATATACAGCGCGCTCTAATCACGCAATAAGTCCCTCCTTTAAACTATTGGCAATAATGCTGCATTGTATGCCGTTACTCCTGCTGGTGCTAAGGTATAAGCTAAATCAATTTCTTTTGAATTAATTGTGACAGTAAATCCTTGAGAATCTGATCCGCTAACTAATGTCATTACATCGCATCCGTTTAAAGATCCAAGCACACGGATTACTCCGTTGTAATCTTCAATAAAAATGGTTTTTAAAATGCCTGAATCTGTTTGAATCTCGTTTCTTAAAGTTAGATCATTACCTGGAATAAAAAAGGTATTTACGCCTACATACTCGTTAGTTCTGGTTGCTTCGTCAAACGTCCCTGTCTCAATTAAATTATTGGCAGTTGCTCTAACCTCTACTCGAGCTATAGATAACGCGCCCATAATTGCAGGTAATGCAACCACACCCGCTACCGTGTTTACAACTGGAGTTGATGCAAGAAACGGGGCAAAAGACACCGCTTTGATACCTTTCATTGGAGCCTTTCGGCTTATTAATCTTGATTTTGTAAGGCTCATAATTAAAGTGCTTTTACGTAAATGTTAACAGTTGCTTTATAAGATACTGCTGCATTTGTTAGATAATTTGGATCATTAAAATTTCCTACTTCAACATTTGTAGTTAGAGAAATTAACTGTCCGTAAGTTGTTACCGTTGCTGTTGCTAAAAAATCCAAAGCAATTAAATCAACAATTTGCTTATTAATTCCAACTGTTGAATTGTTAAAGATCCCTAGCATTGTTGCTTGTGGAGTTGCCGCTTCAACTGTTGCTTTTGCTATATTTAACGTTACCGTTCTAACATATTCAAAATCATTAAAAGCCGCCACCGTTGGTCTAGTATATCCAGATGGTATTTGTAAATCTGATAGGGAATTTAACGCCCCTAAATTTGAAATGGCCATATATTTTTAGTTTTAAAAGGGGTAATTTTCATACCCCTAATTAATATTATCCTCCGTAAAGTACACCGTCAGGGTGTGACATTACAGTTGCATCTAGTGTGTAGATTGTTCTCACAAACATTACATCACTATCGTTTGCTACCTTTCCAGTTTCAAATGAAGCCACATCTGCCATAGAATCAGTACTCATAAAAATAACTGAAGGTCTTTGAACGTAAACAAATCCTGTAGGGAATGGAACGAACTCGATAACAACTCCATTAAATGAAATTATTTCGGCCTTTCCTGTTCCAGTCACTAAGAAGTTCACTTGTTGCGCTGCACCTACTGCATTGTTTGCAGTTAAGATTAATTGTCTATGCTCATAAGGTGCGTACATTACTGGTAATTCAGGCGCTTCAAAACTTTCAGGCTTAATTTTTACAAATATTTTTCCGTACTCAACAGCAATGTTTCCAGATGTCAAAGTTGTTCCTGCTACCTTAATGTAGGCTCCCAATGCTGTTTCATCAAATAACACTCTTGACAATACACCGTCTACTCCTGCCGGATCAGCTGTGTATCCTGCCGCTGCTGCTTTTGCAGATGTAGAAATACTACCTTGTGCCGCGCCAGCTGTTAATCCCGCAATTGATGCTTGAGCACCTGCAGAAAATGCTGACCAGAATTTTAATTGAGCATCTTGTGATGTCTTAGGTCCTGTCAATTGTAACACCTGAGTGTTAAACTCGTTGCTATCAATGTTAAAAGCTCCAGTTGCCATGTCTTTATTAAAACGAGACTGTCTTAATGCTTCCATTTTAAACGTGTACTTGTACTCGATTTTTTTAGGATTAGCGACACGGTCTCTTAATACTGGCCCACCGCTTGAAGCTAATGCTTCTCCTGTATAGGCTTGACCTACTACAGTTACGGAAGTTTCCGTGATAATTGTCGATGCTTTTACGTCATCGGCAAAGTTTACAATACCTTTCTCAACCGTTTTGTTGGCGAAAAAGATTTCTTGAATAATTGGTGAGACTGCCTCTCCTCTAATTGCTACTGGGCTGTAAGTTAATGCCATAGTTGTCTAATTTATTTTTTTGTTAATTTTTAAGTGAAATACGCTATTGCACTTATTGTTCCTAAGTTGTTTAATGTTCTAGTAGCAATAACACGATGATACCTATTCCTTAATCCTGAAAATGGAATTGTAAAAACACTATTACCCGCACTTGCTGTTTGAGTTGCTGCTTCAAGTGCATCCCAATTAATACCATCGTTAGATTCTTGCATCGAAATCACAACATCCCCCGTACCTATTGAATTCGCTATAACTTGTAAACCAACAGTAGCAGGATTGTACCTAATAGGTAAAGTTTCCATGTCCATAGCAGGACCCGTAAAAGCTACTCCTGCAGGCGTCCCTAATGGTATTAATTGAATTAACGTCCCCATTTACTTAAATTTTTTGTCTCTGTATCTTTCTAATGCGCTCATTTCTTCAACGTTTTTCCCGTCCGAAGCTGGTTTCAATCCCTTCTTTAACTCGTCCGTCATTTCAATTGATACCTTTTTAATGGCAGCGTTTTCTTTTGACATCATAGTGTTACCTTCTTTTAATGCTACAATTTGCGCTTTAAGATCATTGTTCTCAGCTTGCAAATCATCCATCATCTTTGTCATGTCTGGCTTAGCTTCTTCCTCCGCATCTTCCTCCACAAATGGAACCGCGTCAATAACAAATCCGTTCTCGTCGGTTGTCATTACTAAGCCGTCAATTGTTTCGGTAATACTTGCAAATGGCACTCCGTCAATGTCAGTAAGTAAACCCCCAATTTCTTTTTTGTCTAAGTAATAGGCTTTCTCTCCTACCATGTACATGTCGCCTAAGGCCTCAGCCATAAGTACTTTCTTAACGCGTGCGTTAAATTCTTCGTCTGTCATTTCTATCTTTTTTTCTTCGGTTAATACTGGTTCTAAATAAGCTTCTATTGAAAAGCCTTGTAATTTTCCTGATTTTATGTCTTGCCAAACTTCTGCGTTATCAACTTTTTGCGCCATGACAAGATCACCTTTTCTAACATCCATTCCAATAACTGCCGCCTTGTCTCTTTCCGCATCCATTACGATCCAACTTTCAAAAATATACATGTCACTTCTAATCTTTCCATCATGGTTAACAGTAGCGCCGTTGTGACTATTATTTTTAAAGAAGTTTTGCTGCAAATTCTCAACTGTCTCCTCGCTGTAGAATACCATTGCGGGCTCTCCGTTTATATCTTTTCTTGGGATTAAAATGTTTGGCCGCATTGCAACTGAATAGATTACTTGCTTTTCTTCGTCTGCAAATTGCAACAATTTAGATTCGTCGTCAAACATTACTAGAGTAGTTCTTGTCGCGGGACTTTCTACCGTCGACATTCTAAAAACTCCCGTTTCTCCTTTTGTATATTGTAATTCGTATTTTTTCATAATAATTTTTAACAAAAAAAAGCCTGCCCGAGTATCAAATCAGGTAGGCTTTTTATTCACAATTTAAAAAACAATAGGTAAAATGCATCTTCACATTTTTTTGGATATGTAAATATAGTTATAATTTGCAAACTATACAAAAAAAAACTCAATAAAATTAATTATAGAGCTTTTGTGTTATTTTTTTAATTCAAGGAAATCAATTTTATTTTTATTTCCTACTAAAGTATTATACTCTAGTTCGATCTTTAAAGAATTAAGTATCTTTCCAGCAGTGTTAGCTAGTTCCTTACCGTCTTTTAATTCCATTTCTTTAGACTTTATTTTCTCATAATTGTCTAGTAAACTGTCTCTTAAATCTGTGATGTTTTGCATAATCTTTTTGTTTTAATTATTATTTTTTGAACTTCTATTAATTCAGGTGTTACTTCTTCTTTTTTAAATCCTTTTTTAGTTAGTATGCATTTAAGATAACTATCTCTTAATTCTTTAACCACTAAATCACTATAAGCTTTTACAATTTCAGGATTTGCTTCCTGCCATTTTTTTTTAAGTTCTTTAATTTTTTCTGGATTATTTTCTGTATATTTTTTTCTATGTTTTTTAGCTTTTTCTGTATTTTTACTTATCCATTTTTGATGTCTAATCCTACTGGCTTCTTTTGCTTCTGGTCTTTCCATATATTCTTTACAGTATTCAGTAAAACATTTTTTGCACCTAGACATTAATCCATATTTACCGTTTTTTCGTGCATTAAAATTATGAAGATTGGCCTCTAGTTTTAAATTACATTTAGTACAAATTTTAATTTCCATAAGTTCTATAAATTATAAAAGCACCTCTGTAAAGGTGCTTTAGATTTTGAATTGAAACGTATGTCTTTATACGTTGGGACAAATATAAGTATAAAGTATTACTGTAAACAATAACTTTAACATTTTATTATGATTTAAAAACTATTCTTATTAACTAATACTTGTACATTTTTTTGTGCTTTTGTTATATCTGACTCATTAACGCTGACTTGTATCGGTGGTTGGTCCGCTTGTGCTCGCCCTAAACTCTGACCGATTTGATTTTCTGCGGTGTTGTTAAATGCTACTGGAGGCGGTGCTGCTGCTCTACCTCCACCGCCTACACCGCCTACGCTTGAACCGCTTACACTACCGCCACCACCTAGCGCGCTTAATCCTTTTGAAGTGGCCGCAATTATTCCAGCTATTCCAATACCAGCACTAATTGTATTTTGTGTTACTAATGCTGCTGCAGCTGCTACTGATGCCCCTGCTGTAGGAATAGCTAATGCCGCTCCTGATGCTGTCGCCGCAATGTTCGAAGCGTTTGTATTAACGATTGATTTAGCAATTCCAACGGCTCCGTCCGCAATTAACGCGCCTTTTTGTATAGCTTTATTTCTGCCAAATAAATTAGCAATTAATGAAATTCCTGCTGATATATTTTCGTTAGCTTTTTGCCTAATTGTTTTTTTGGTATCTTCTAAAAATCTTTCTACTTCAATTTGTTTGTCAGCCGCTACCTTTGCTTTATCTGCTTCCGTGGCAAAAAACTCATCATTTAAAACAGCAAGTACTCTTTTGTGTTCTGCTTCAACTTCCTCAGTGCCTAAATTTGCTAATTTTAACGCCTCTAACTTTATCGCATAAGCTTCATTTTCTGCTTGTACTTTTAATTCATTTTCAGATAGCAGCGCATTAGCTGTCGCATTTGCAGCGTCTGCTTGTAATTTTAAACCATCTTCAAAAGCTTTTTCATTATCTAATGCAATTTTATTAAGTCTGTCAGTTTCGGCTTGACGTTGTGCTGTTGCTATTTTATTTAACTCATCATTATGTCTTTTCTGCTCTTCAACAATTAATTTGTTTGCCTCTTTATTTTTTGCAATTTGCTCTTTTTGTACTGCTTGTCTTGCGTCGTTTATCGCCTTAATTCTTGAAGTCTCTTCGCTGTCTGCTCTTCTGTCAAGTCTGTTAAATGCTCTTTTATTAGTAGACTGCTCCTCTTGCAATCTAAATAAAGCTGTCTCAGCGTCCGCTTGCTTTTGCAAGTCTTCAGCGCTAGTGTCAGATAAACTATTGGCTGTTTTTATTGCATTTAATCTCTTTTTTGCGTTGGCTAGTTCTGCATCAGTTTGCTTTCCTTCTGCAATTCTTACGGCATCAATTGCTTTCTTTTTATCGGCATAGCTTGCGTTTTCATCAGTTATAATTTCTTTACTAGCTGCTAAATCTCTGTTTAATCTAGCACGTGTTACGCCTAAGTCACGCATTGCATCATTAGCTTCTTGCAAAAATCTTTTAGCGTCTGAAGCCTGTTTAAATTCTTTTTCTACTTCCGATCCAAAACCGCTTATCGCATTTTTGGCATCATTGGCCGCGCCAATAAAATCTCCAGTAAACAATTTACCAACAGCGCCTGCAAGGCTTAAAAACCTATCGCGCAACACGTCTACTACGGCACCGATTCCGGTCATAACCCTATCTAATGCTTCGCCTCCTTCTTTAGTGCTAGTAAAAGCTTTAAATAATAATGCTAATGATCCAGCAATTAATACAATTGCAAGTACTAAAGGATTAGCAATCAACAACGCCATCTGTTTTAGCATTGCTTTCATGGAACTAATAACACCGCCAATACCACCACCCATCTGTTCCAATGATTGTGTAGTATTTTTGGCTGCCTTTGACTGCTCACCGTGCGCAATAACAGCGTCTTTCTGCGCTGCCGTTGCTTTTCTTTGTGATAATTCTAAAGCTTTTATTTGAGCTTCTGTTTTGCCTTCTGTGTCAAGTAAAGCCTTGTTAGCTTTTTGAAGCTGCAAGGTACTTTCCTCTACTTTTATTAACGATTTTGCCAGGTTATTAGAATCTTTTGCAGCCTGATCCGCGTTATTGTCGAAACTAATTTTAACTTTTCTTTCTTGCTCTGCCATATTAAAAATTTAAACCGGTTAATTTTGTTTTTCCGTCTGTCAATACTATAGCTGCATCGATAAATTGATACCTTTGCTCGCTTATAATGAACTCATTTTGCGCTCTAAAACCTGTCGGGATATTGCTTTCGCCTTGATTAAGGTTACTAAAGTTTAAAAATATCTCGTTTGCTGGTAAATTTAAAGTAAACTCACTCTTGTAAGTATTAGGATCTAGCAACAACTCGATAAAACTATTGTAATAATTCAAAAATAAAGAATCTGTGTCAATTCCTATTGCGCCAAAAGCTAAGGTTTTACCATTAAATGAATTGCGGTAACTAGCCTCTAGCAACCCAAACAATGGCTGATTAATTGTCGGAGTGTATTCAATTGACACAGGATTAAACCCAAGTGTTTTTGGTTCTAAATAAAACAAAGTAAACTCTTCGTAAACTGGTTTATACCTAACGGCACCACTATCCAATACAGTTGGCGTGTCTTTTGAAAACCCGTAGCAACTTTTAACTCCTGACGGATGGCTTATAAGAATACGCTGATTCATAATGCTGTATTCCGTTTTAACCTCATACTTTGTTGGTTTAGGCACGGTCACTAACGGATAGACTAATGAGCCAAAAGTATCGCCATTAAAATAGGTCCCATCAAAATATTTTGAAGCAAAAGGAGTAAATGAATACAAATTATACTCGTTTGCTTTTTTCTTATTTAATGTGGCCACGTCAACAAAAGAAGTGTAGTCTACTATTCTTTTTGAATATGGCTTATTATCTTCCTCAATGTCGTCAGGGGTCAACCAATACATAGATTGATCTGGTAGTCCTGTACTAACAACCGAGATATTAAATGTTTTAAAAAAGTCTCGCAAAAAGTCAGTACATTTCTTTTTAGGTAACGCTGTAATTAAATTAAACTTATTACCGCCTAGCGTGCCTGATGCTGTGTTATTTCTTGACGTATGGGAGTAGTTTGCACGTGCTGTTCTATTTGACAAACCAACTCTTCTGGTATAATTAAATCGCTGTATAGTTTGGTATTCCAAAAATTCCCATTTCAACAATGTAATAGGCAAAATTTCAACGCGTAAAAACAGATCTCCATTAGCGTCTAGCATAGTTGGATTCTCCGCTCTAGTGTCAGTTATACGGGAAGTAAAAAAATTACCGTCAATTTCTTGGCTGTCTAAAATTATGCCCGTTGCATCATTAATTAAATTTACTTTTATTTTAGTCTCTGGTCCTTCAAGCGAAACCAAATTATTAAAAATTACATTCACGTCAAACCCATCCGACCATCCGCCTTGCTCACCTGAATTGGCGTTATTACGATCACACTTAAAAACTCCAGTTGCTGGATTTGAAGTCATTAACCACTTTACATTTAACAATGCAGGAACGTTAACAGCGTTATTATCTTGTTTAAAATCATAACGAAGCGCAACAATTGGATTGTAATTAATTAAAGGGAATGCTTTTGCATCAGGAACAACAAGGCTTTCCGAGCTGCACCAAACAAAAATATCACGAACTTCTGGTCTTTCAAAAATTGGGCAAATTATTGGAGTCCCTATTTTTAAAACTAAGTGTTCCATAATTGTCATAAAACTTACAGCGGGTCTAACTTCTGCTAATGATATTTGATTAACAGTAGCTTCTGTTCTGCTTTGCTTGAACGCAATGTTATCCACTACGTCAAGATTTACTTCGTCGTATGTGAAAATTCTATTATTTGAAATAAATGGAATGCCAAAACGCATCACTATATTAGTGCTAGGAATAAGTTTATTTACTATTGATCTCATCCTATCGCGTAACGTTATGTAATTCCATTCTACTTTTACAGCGTCATCAAAGCCACCATTAGCGTCTTGAAACAATGTTTGAATAGTTGTATCTCCAAGCCTATCTGTCAAGCTGGTCAAATTACTTGCAAAAGAAGTTTTTAAAGTTTTTTGATCTTGTAATTCATAATCTGATTCATCAAAAGTAATTTTTCCAGATTGAAATAAAAATCCAGAAATGTAAATCATCGAATCAAATTCGCCTGTCAAATTGGCACGTTGTATTTTTTCATTGCCAATAAATCCACAAAGTATTTTATTTTTGTCCGTAGCTTTTAGATTAAACGACTGAGTAAAAGGACTGAAGATCTTTGAAATATCAGTAAGATCCTTCGACGTTAATTTAAAATTAATAAGTTCCGTTGGCTCTACGTCTAGCAAGTAGAAATTATTGTCAGTGTGCTTGATGTATATCTGGATCATGCTACAAGATATTATTTATAAAGTTATTCGTCTCTTCAAATTCCAACGCATAAGATATAGAACTTTTTTCGTTTAATCTAGTCTTTATTGTGAAATCATTGCCAACAAATCTAACGGGAATCTGAGTAAATTTACTATAAAATCCTAGATCAGCAAGCGTCACAACGTCACTATCTACCGTGATCGCTGTGTTGTCAACTGTAACAGTAGTACTGTCAACAGTAATACCTGCCTGAACATCTGTAAAAACGTCATCACCAAAGATAATTAGGTATATTTTTGAGCTACTTTTCAACTCGCGTATCTGATAATTATTGCTTTCGTCAATTAATCCAGTGTTAATAGCAAACTTTCGGAACCCTGTAGGCGATCCGTTTTGTTTTAGATGCTGAATCTGACTATTAATCTGTAATGGGTTGCGATAAGTGCTAGCAAACTCGTCTCTTTTGATTGGTTCCTGAGTGACAAACTTTCCAAAAGGAGTAAACGTGTCCCACAAACCTAATCTATTTAAGTAAGCCAGCTTACAAGTAACGCCTGTCTGTTGCAATCTTGTAACTGGTACAACTATTTGCTGCAGGATTAATCCATTGGCTCCAGATCCTGACTGAGAAGTCGCTACAACTGTAGTAAGATTAATAGTAAACTTATCATAATTAATTGATTTTGCAAACTTTCTAGCAGTTTCCACGTCATTGTAGCTGCTGTAAGGACCGCCCAATTGCTCAAACGAATAACGATAACCCGAAGTAGCAAAGAAAGATCCTAATTGCTTAACGCTCTCGGTATCTACTTTATAAACGATATGAAAATAAACCCCTTCCCCCGCTGTCGTCGCTCCTGATGTTGTGTTGTACGCATATTGGGGGTTATTTTTATTGAGGTTAGAACTTGTGATGAATGCTTTTATTTCGTTATGCAATTCAATTGCAATGTAGTTGTCTGCTGGGCTAATTTTTTTAACATTGTTAAAAACAAGCCTAGGCGTTGCAGGAAGATCAGCAGTCTGGAATCCTCTCCATATATAAACTTCAATTGTAACGCTTGCAATACTTGCGTCTGCTAATTCATTTTGAAAATTAAAATGTACCGGAGACTCTGCTAAATAAATCTGAGCCTTAGTACTTATATTGGTTAATGTGGGCGTGGCTAATGGCATATTAAACTATTGGACTAATTAATAAATCGATAATATTTTTTATGTAAACATTAGTAGCGTCTGGAAGAAACTCTTCAATAGCATTAAGCATAGGGGTGTTAGTCAAATTTTCTCGATCCTTTGGAGTTGGTTGGCCTTTTGGAGTATTGAATTGTCCGTAAACCTTTTCGGATAAAATCAAAACATTAAACGGCTTGACACCTCGACCAACACTATCACGTAAGTGATCTTTTTGAATCTTACTAACTTTTGAGTTGCGTCGAATTGTGACTTTAATAACGTCGCCTAATTCAAGTAAACTATTCTTCGTTAGTGCTTCCACTTCCTTCTGTTGTATCGTCTTTCTTGCTGCCATTTGCTATCGTTAAAGATTTTAGTAATTGCTTAATCTTGTCAGTACCTACATTTGCCTGAGATATTGCCGACCTTCTTATTTCCCTTCCTGTTCTTGTTGTTCCTTTTACCGTTGTTTCTCTACCTTCTTCATCTTCAAAAATTACCTTCCAAGGCAAGTCTTTAGGTATCATCCTTTCAGCATTAGCAATTAACTTGCTGTTGGTTCCGTAGGCTCCATAAAATAATTGACGAAATTCAATTGATTTAGTTTTTCCGATGTATGCCCCGCGCATTGTATCTTTTAACAATCCGGAATCAACTCGAGCAGTATTCTTTGAAGCTCTTATCACTTCTCTAATGTACTGCCTGATTTGCCCTACACTATATTCCATTTTGATGCATCATAAATGTGGCGGAAAACTTAACACCATCAAGGGCGTTTCGTTCGTCTTTTCTAACTGGCTCAAATGTAGAAATGCTGCCGTCAACAATTTGTATGTCAAGATCATTATGGTCTTTTAATATTTCCATTAAAAAATTGTTTGCGATGCTATCGGTAATACCAATGTTGTCAATGTAGTTTGTGTCAGCTAACAACTTAGATCCTGTTGATGTCTTTGTGTCGTCGCGTTGGTTTAGCACTTCAAAAGCAATTATGTATTGTCTGTTATACCAGTCAGGTGCTGGTCCAGATAGCAACTGAATAGAGACAAGCGGGTAAACATTCTCTTTTTCCACGTCAACTACGTCGTCATCTTTAAAACAAATAGTGTTAACAAGCGGTATCGCATCGTATACCTCAATGATAAATGTTAATAATTGTGATAATTGATTTGCCATTATTTTTTTATTTTACTCCTTCAATTATTCTTTGACCTGTTAAATAGTTTGCCCAAAAAAAGAACTCACTTACCTTCCATTGCTCTACTGCCTTATACTTTGTCATATCTCCTTTGCAGATGACATCCATCAATACAACATAGTTTCCAAACCTTTCTACAAATTCCCTTTTTAATTCTGACCCCGTCGTCTCTTTTGCATCTTCACCGTATTGCGGGGGGTCAAAAATAAAATCATACAACTCATAATGCATTCTTTGCTGACAAAGAAACTCCATAATAATGAATGACATGTTGTGAATGTAAATAGTTTGCCACCATTTTTTAACTACAAATATAGCACAAAATTTAGTATAATCTTCATCTTCAAGGTACATTTCTGCATTAACTAATTGATCTAATGTAAGATCTTGTATCTCCTTACACTTAAATTTCTTTACAGGCTTTTTCTCTAGTAGTATCTTAGTCAAGAAATTACACTTTACATTCTCGCCTTGAGATCTTATCTTTGAAAATCTATTCAATGTTATGCCTAAGATCATAGATTATCCTTTAGGGTTGCAGTTTACGGATCCAAATAAATAATTTGATACTATGTCGTATATTTTTTCTAGTAATTTCATAAGTTATAAATTAAAGATTAAACGTAAAATAACTAATATAGATTTTAATACTACCCACATAATTGACATGGAGAACGCACCTAATATAATCGTCCCCAAAATAAAGTTTCTGTTTTTCATGATATTATTTTTTGTTTTAGGCTGGGTTTCTGGCTCCATTTAACATTTCCGCCTTGTTCGGTTTTATCCTTCTGCACCTATTTTATTATATATTAAATACTCTATGTACTTTATAAAACCATTTAAACAAAATTTTACCGTCTTTATAAATACATTTTGTGTAAAGATATCTACCACAATCTGAATAATTAAGCGGAGTCCTAATAGCCCCGCTTTTACTTTTATATTCTTTATTTAAAATCATTAATAATTAGTTATTAAATCCCAAGCATTAGAGAATTGAGTGATTGAATTTAAAGCCATTATAGTTTCTATTTCTGAAAGTCCTGATTCTTTGACTAAATTAGATAATTCAATTTTAAATCCATTTCCTGTAGTTGCTAATCCTTTTCTTAATATGTTTAAAACTGTTATCATAATTTCTATATTTTGTCTTTCGCTTTATTGCTGGTGTAAAGATACATAAGCAATTGAGTTATTCAACCACAATAAACAAAACTTTAACATTACTTTAACCTTTCATGTACTTCTTATACTTGTCACTAAACATAGAAACTAATATGTACCTCATCGTATCGCAGGCGTGCCCAAACTCTTGATAGCTTTGACCGGTAAGTTTGTCCTTAATTACTTTTTTGTTTACCTTACCCTCTTCATTCTCTGTGCAATATTGATAATCATTAATTGAATTGCGACATCTAGAATCAAACGCAATTGTGATGCCCTCAATTTCTCCAGCTAATAATTCATTAGTAAAGTTTCGGGACATGATGACAGATGGATTAGCGCGAGGTATTCTAAAGTCAGGCCGCATCAATTTTAAATATCCTTTAATCAATAAGTAGAAGTTTTGACCCTTTTGAATCTTAGTGTCTTGTTTGCGACTGGTTGCGTCTCCATAAATAAAAAGCCCTTGCCTATTTGATCCGTATCTTTTTATAAATTCTTCGCACGTGTCTTTTAAGGTGTTTAAAGGATCTTTTAACATTATCTCATCTATCTGTCTTAAAACATTATTTGATAGCTGAAATACGTTGCACGTCAAGTAAGGCAGTACGTTTTCGTCAAACGATATGTGAATTGGTAGTGCTGGATCATAAGGGTAGTTACCTACGTGCTTATCACTTTTAAATTGTTTTAAAAACTCTCCTCCAGTTCGGAGTTTACCCCAATTACCTAAAGCATAAATGTTATAATAATTAATGTCATTTATTTTATCTCGCTCAAAATCTGCAATAACGTGGACGTCAATAAACCCGCCACCTTTACCGTTACCAACAATCCAAATATTGTCAAGATAACAAGTCCGCAGAACCAAAGTGTCTCCTGATTCGTTGAACTGCTTAGATTGTATTTTGCTTTCAATATCTGTAAAAATTTCATTGTCAAATATTTGTGTTTTTATAAATGAAAGTTCAGACACTGGATTAAAAATCCCGATAATCTGCTGCCCAACTAACCCTCTTAAACGTTTCTTGACCTGTTTAAAGTCAATCATGTCAAACTGCGAAAGCTCTTCTAGGCATATTTTTTTTATACCAGACAATCCTTTTATCTTCTCACTGTCATCTAGTCCCTTAAATCTAACGTATGATCCTGTCAATAAACATTCAATGTAGTGCTTTTGTATTTTGAAGTAGTCGTTTAGGCCCCAATCGTTAATTATTGTTTTAAAATCTTGGAATACTGATTGTTCAATGTCAACCGAAAATTTTCTAAATATTAAGCTATTATTATCTACGCCCTCCATCATGTAAACAATTGATTTCTGTACGTAAGAGAATGTTTTTGAAGATGAGGAACCGCCATAAATAAAGATGAAGCGTATCTTCTCGTCAGAAAACGCTCCATCTATTTCGTGATACAATTCGTTAAATATCCCGTCTTCAAATTCTATACTTTCGATTCCAGTCATTCGCCAAATTTACGTAAAATTCTTTAATTTGTTTCATTGTAAAGGCTTCAAAGTCAAAATTCAATACATCAAATTTAAAAGCATTCCAACTAATAAAAAAAATAAACAAACATCTGCAACAGTCATCTTCCGGATTAATTCTAATAAGTAAGATCGATTTTTTAAGGAGTAGTATTTTCATCTCGTTTTAATATTTTACCGTTTAATTTTACCGCTGTCATTCCAGATATTCCATCATCCTTCCAAATAATACCTCTGTGTTCTAAACTTTTGTATTCTTTTTTACTACATACTTTTTTCATATTAATATGAAATAATACAACTTGTGATATATCATACATTAGGTCTACAAAATTATCTTCAGTAGCTATATTAAAAATATCCTCAATCGTAATTAGATGATGTTCCTTAATCTTTTTCATCTCTTTTAATTTTTACAATTATTTTTTTAGGTGCTGCAGGTGTAACATCTTCAATTTTCTCTACTAGACTATTTAATCTTTGCGTAATGCTCGTGTTAAATACTCCTGTCATTCCTCCAGTAATCTGATTGGACCTAATTTCTTCTTTAATATGCGAGCAGATAGGCATAAAGTCAGAGTAAAGGCCGTCCTGATTTTTAAAATATTGATGAATAACTCCATAATTTTTATAACAAAATACACTAAACCCTTCCATCGTGTAAGGTAATTTTAAATCATCGCTCATTCGCTGCCCTTCTTTGCCTACATACTGGACTTTTTGCCAGCTACCTGCTTGAATTATTAAATCTTCTTTATATAATTCAAAAGCTCTTTCCAATTCATCTGGTGTTCTAAATACCCTTGTCGGGTGTATGTTTCCGTTTTTTGCCATTATAATAATTTTTTGTTAACTATTTCTGCCCATTCTCCGTCTTCAAAAATGCAATCATCCCCAATAACTAAAGCATTAATACCACATGAACTCATTTTAAAGCCATCTTCTCCAATAGCTCTAATATACTTATATTTTCCAAAAATACAATACAAACCTTTTTTGTATCCCATCTTAATTGCTGCTCTTTTTAATGCGTCAAAAACTTCATCTTGAGTTGCTGGTTGCCAATCCTTATGCAAACCAAAATCCAAAATACCTTCAAAAGAACCATCATTCCACACGCAATATCCAGTAAAAGAAAATACTTCGTCTAATATTTTTTCGCAAAAAGCAATAATTCCATAATCACTTTTATACCATTTCCCTTCTTCTACAAAATTATCAAAAGCATCCGGAAACATTTCTTTAACTTTAGGATCTGTCAAGCTTCTTAATTGTTCTTTTGTAATTGTGAAATCACTCATCGTTTTATATTTAATGTTAATTTTATTTCTTCTTCCTCAAAACCTTTTGCTTTCAAATATAATGCTTTTGTTGTTACTGTCATGTATTCCCAACCCTTAATACTGTCAATTTCATTGATTAGAGACAAAACTGGCATGTTCAAATCAATTGAAAGACTTTTAACGTCATAAGTATCGAAACATAAAAGAAAGTGCCTTAAAACGTCTATTTTGCATTTATGCTTTGTTGGTGTAATTCCGTGTTGTGATATATCTTTCATTTTGTAAAGATATTAATAAATTTAGTTTATGTTTATTTTTTTAACGCTTTGTTAACAATTGCTTTTTATAGCGTTCAATTATTGAACGCTCTGTTCAGGGCTTAAAGTCAATGGTAGTAAGGGCTGCCACGTTTTTTGAACGCTTGAACGCAAAATTGAATATCTTTTTATTAATACATACGTACGCATAGAAGTATTATATATTATATTAACAATATTATTCTTACATATATTATATATCTATATGTAATAATATGTAAGAATTTATAAGTTTCTAAAAAGATATTTAGAATTGCGTTCAAGCGTTCAAAACTTACGGCAAGCCTTGCTATCATTGATAAAAAGCCTGAACACAGCGTTCGTGACTTGAACGCTATTTTTGCAAAATTGTAAGTTAAATATTATATTGCTGTTAAATTTAACAAAACTTTTGTAGGAATGTATATAAACAAAAAAACCGCTTTTTAGGGCGGTTACGAACTCATCAACAACGAGCAAGCACAATAGCATTATTTGCAAGGCTACATTTTGTCTTCGATATGATTATACATTAACTGCATTACCCAAGCGTTTTCAAATTCATACATCCCACAGGTTGTGCAAGCTTCCTCCATGGTATCATAGTAGTTTATTTTACCTTGTTTATTTTTCATAAAATCCATATTTCTAAGGTCTATTATTACAAATTGTCCTTTCATTTTGTTTTTAAATTTAATTTAGTGCTGATAATCCGCCCAGCACATTACAGCGTATAAAATATATTGCACATTGCTGCTATTAATTTTAACTATTTAAAATTTTATTAATACTTCCCAAGCTTATCGAAAAATGTTTAGCCAATGCCCGCTGGCTCATGTTAGGGTCCTTTGTATGCAATAGTTTTACCTTTTCCAATATTGTCATACCCTTAGTGTCAAATAAGATGTTCTTGGCCTCCTTTTCGCTTGACACTTCTTTGCTAACCAATTCATATTGAAACATGAAATATTTTACCAACCGTATTGCTTTTTTAACTGAACCCACATTTATTTGTGCGTCTCTTAATTTCTGGAATGGATAGACGTAAACGCTGTCGAGAATATGCATAAGTAAAATAAAGCGACCAAAGTATGTGGCCATCTTGCTGTAAGCGCTTTTTGTGCCGTTAGATAGTTCCGAGCCGTCCGCGATCATATCTTCAATTTTTCCGTTATAGTCAAACCAAAGATCTTTCGCCTCATTATCCATGTGGTAATAATCCACATTAAGATCACCGTTTTCTTTTGTAAATTCTGTTTCTTTTATTAATTCAAATAAGCCACGTACATAGCTATCGTAATTGTTAGCAACATTACCACCTACATCTTCTTTGGTCATTTTACCAGTTTGAAAGTTACCACTAACGAATAAAAATCTGTCCCAGAAACCATTGTCTTTTAATTGTTCGGTCATTAGACTTGTTAATATTTTAGGCTGAATTCCTCCGAAAATTGGTAAATACGGATCGTAAAGTATGGAGGACATACCTACTCCTTTTCTAGCTGCTGAAATATCAGAGTAGGAAAAAGCAGAAAGATACTTTTCAATATCAGACCCTTTGTTGTACTTTCCTGAATTAGCAACAAGACCGCTAATTTCATCCAGAACAATCGCTACCCCTCTTAAATTCTGGCTATGTATCTGTATGTAGGCTTCGATAGTTGCGTCGCCAACGTATAATCTTGGCTGAACAGGTTTATCGTCGCTTACATCGTCGCTGTGCGCTTTTAACTTAGACAGGTAATCTTTATACATTTCTGATTCAATCGACCTAATAGGCTTCATAAAAGGGGCAGTCGATGGGGTTTTTTTACTTCCCGCTTCCCCAATAATAATATTCCAGAATACCGCCCACTCTCTCCATG